CGATATTGAGCGCCATTCATGCGTTCTCCTACTTAATGCTTATTGTTAATTGGACCTGCCAGGAAGCCGTGTGACGGCCTTCGGGGTCCTCATCGGTGTCTGACATTGGTGTGATGGTCTTGGACAGCGCAGGGGGGCTCTGCGTTGGCGAGAAGGTTGCTAGGGCATCGAGCAGATCGCTATTGGCGTCGTAGACCTCGCGGCCTTTCTTGTGCCGGTAGCTGACGCGCAGGTTGATCACCTGTTTCCACAGCAGGAAGTTCCCGCCGGTTGCCGGTTCACCACCATCGGCGACCACCGACCATTGATCATCGGCAGAATCCGGTTTGGCCGGCAGCTTGCTTGTGTAGACGTCGCCGCTAACTACCGTTGCTAGGTGTTGAGCGAATTCCTCGGCAGTACTCACTTGAAGTACTCCTGCAGTCGGCTTATCACCGCCTTTAGTCCAGCTTCGACGAAATGCGCACCTGTACCCGGCGTCGTGTAGTTGCTGAAAGGCCGGGCTCCAGCACGGAAGCCGCGGTTCTGGACCGCCGCGTGGCCCGAGAGCCACTCGACCCGGGCACCTTTCGCTGTGGGAACGACCCGGCGGCGGACCCGCAAGTCACCGTGCTTGTACGGCGTAACCGGAGTGGAGAGTCGCAGGATGTCGCCGCCCATGTTGATCACGCCTTTGCGCATCTTCACGATCACGGCTGCCTCTGCTGCCGTGCGGCGGCTCGAGTATTTGCTACTCATCGGCGTTCTCCGCCTTGGTGAGCGTCAGCTCGATCAGGTCGGGTTCGCCGGTGACCAGACTTCCGCCTGGCGCGACCCCGGTAACGCGGTAGCTTTGGCCGCTGTATGCCGCTTGCATTCCCGACATTCCGAGACCTTTGTCGGCCCAGACGTCGGAATCGGGCTCAATCCAAGCGATCATCTCGCCCGTCTGGAGCTCCGCATTGAGGCCGCGAGCGAAGCTCGAAGCTTGCTCGACTTCGCAGGCAGTCTCGTACTCCGTCGCCGCAACATCGTCGCCGAAGCCATCCGCCTCAGTCTCGACGAAACTGATTGTGTCCCTCAGGTTCATACCGGCACCCTTCCGGCTGTCCCGTTAGGCCCGGCGTAGCGAGCCAAGATCGACTTGTTGATTTGATCTTCCAGAGGTGATCGGTTTTCGAACTTTGTGTACGAACGGGTGCCGCGGTTCTCGCTCTTGATGTTGCGAGTCTGGTCGCTCAGGTTGGTGGCGAGGTCGGCCCACACTGACAAAAGATCATCCGGTTGCCCGTCTTCCTCCGTACCCAACCAGTCGGCCCATACCGCTACCTGCAAACGATGCTGGCAGGATCGGTGGTAGTCGAGATACGGGAAGATCGTCACCACGTCCAGGATTCGGCCAAATTCGCCGCTCTTTAGGAGCGCGACTTCGTCAGCTTCATAGGTATGGAGGGTGACGTTGCCGTGTACCAGTTTCACATTGTTGATTGCGCTGCACGGGTCGACCTGCACAAGTGAGCCGCGATGGGCCGAAGGCCACGTCGCAATCGACTTGCCGTGATCGAACAGCCGGTAAACCGCGTCAGGCTCATCATCGGCTGGCAGCAGGTCGGCGTCCGATCCCCCGCAAATCCAGCTGTCTGATGGAGCTTTGCCTGTTTCTGTGTAAAGGTTCTGTGCTGCTTTTTCGGCATCGAGGGTGAACCCGAGAGCACTTTCGATCATGTACTGAGCCTTCTTGATATTCGCAGTGACAAAAGCGCGCTGCGAATCCTGCACGGCTAGTCCTGATATGTCTTCGTACTCTGAGAGGTCCACCCTGCGATGCCTTGTTTAGTTTTTAGGAAACGCCTCGTGCGCCGATAGCGGACACCTGGCTGCGGTCGAGGATGGCCGAAGCACGGTAGCCGTAGCCACGGAACAGCACCTGGTCACGCTGGTAAGCGGACTTCACGACGCCACTTTGCTCGTAGGAAGCCTGGTCGCTCACGCTGTAGTTCAGACCGCCAGACACGCGGCCCTTCCAGACAGTCGGGTCGACGTAGAAGATTCCGCTGTCCACGGTGACGGTGGCACCCTCGAAGCTCAGGCTCTTGGTTTGGTTGGTGTCGATGGTCGGCAGCAAGCTCGAGGGAACGAGGATGTACGGCCGGTCCAGGAACAGCGAGCGGCCATCCGGACCCTTGGTGAAGACTTCGACCAGCGGACCGTTCGTACCGGCTTTGATCTGTGCCTTCATGATCCGAGCCACTGACGCGGTTGACAGCAGGAAGGTGCCATCCGGAGTGAACTCCGCAATCTTGGCCCAAGCGTCAACCAGGCTGGTAAGGCCGCTGACTTCACCACCCAGCAGGCTGAACGGAACGGTGTTGCCGTTGTACTCCACGGCCTGCTCGAGGCGGCCGATGATCGACTGCGCCAGCTTGTAGTCGTAGGCCCGGCGATAGGCAGCAGCCACATCGCTGACAATGTCGACGGCCGAGAAGCGGATCGCCGAAGCGTCCACGGGGGTCACCGCGGCGAACTCTGTCAGTTCGGTCGAGCGGGTTGTGGTTTCGTATTCGCTGATGGGCTTGAGGTTCGAGTTCGTGCCCTCGTCGATCATCGAGGTATCGGTCATCACGATGTCACCGCTACGCTCCAGCCACTGCATCTTCGTGCGCAGGGTCTCCTGGAACGGGAAGGCAGCCAATAGCGGGCTGAAGTTGCTGTGCACGCCCTGGATCTCGGTGATCATCTCTGGCGGTAGCACTAAGCCGGAGAAGTCGGTCAAGGTCAACGCGGAGTTGACGATCTTGGCTTCCTTCAGCTTCTCGAGGTGATACTCGTTCATCTCGTGCAGCTTCTGCATGGATGCGAAGTCCTTGGTCACGCTGGCGCTGACCTGGAAGCCGACGCGCTCGCGCCAGTCCATTTCTTCGAACTTGTTCTTGCTGATCGACGGAGCAGCGGCACCTGCGGGAGCAGGCTTCGGCTCGGGAGCGTGCGCTTGGGAGTTGAATTGCTTCTTCTCCAGCTCAGCGAACTTCTCGTTCAGCGGAGCGACGGCTGCATTGACCGCGTCGGCAATATCTGCCTTGAAGTCGCGCTCGGGAGCTTTCGCTTCGTTGATCTGCTTGTCCAGCGCTTCCGCCTGGTCCTCGGACACGTCGACGGTGGCACCGGGGGCGAGCTCGGTTGAGACCTCATCGCCGGCGGCATTTTTGTACGTGATCTTTATTGCAAAGTCACGGCTGTTCTTAATGGTTTTGAACATTGGTTGTTCATCCTGCTTAGTTACTGTGCTCGCTGCTTGTTTGGCCGGGGCAGCGGCCGGCTTTGGAGCGGGGGGCTCCGGTTTGGGTTCGGGTTCCGGCTTGATATCAACCGCAGCTTCAACTGCGGTGATGTCGAGACCGTCCTCCTTGGCCTTGGCAAGGGAGTTGCGAACGAGCTGTTTGACGCGGGCGGATCGGCTGTTGCCAACCACCACAACGCTCAAGCCGATCAGCTTGGCCTTGTAGTAGGTGTCGTCGCTTTCATCCGGCCATGGACCGTAGGTCTCAACTGACATGTCTGTCAGAAAGCCGTCAGCCATGAGGTCGTGGGCCAGTCGGCCGGCGGCACTGTTCATGGCGAACTGAATGCCGTCGATCTTTACCGCATCGCCGTCCTTACGGACGTTTATGACCTTGCCGACGATGGTCTCGAGGGAGTCCCAATGGTCAGCGGTCACCTGTCCGGCGTACTCATCGAGAACCATGCTCTCGATGTCGTACTTGCGGCCGTTGCGGAGCTGTTGCCCATCAATGATGATCTGGCCACCCGGAAACCGGATGATTCCTTCGCCTTCGTCGCCTAGCGCGTTCTTCTCGATTGTCAAGCCAACACGATGCTTAGGATGCATGTAGTTGGTCCTGTTTAAATTACTCCGATGCTCTGGCGGCGACGTCCGCTCGAGGCTTCTATTGATTACAACTATGCGTTAGCGCGATTAGAACGTCAATGAGAGACTAATTCGATGGCGTCGCATTCTTCGCCACATCGAATTCATATTTGCGTTTGCAGCGGGTGCAATAGGATTCACCGCTCGAACCCGGCCGCACGCGCACGGACGGATGGCCGCAGGGGATTTCTTTACCGGTCTTGGTCGTCCGGGTGAACGGACAGCGAATCATGATCAATTGGTCGCTCACGGCGATGGTCCTTCTTTACTTTCACCTTGTGTTTCTTGAACTTCGGCACGATGCGTCTGAAGCCGGTGTCATGGATCTCGATCTCACGATTCTCAATTCCATGGTTGTCGCGCATTATCGGATCTCCAGTTCGTAGCCACAATGCCCGTTCGGGTGGATATCACCGGCGTACACGTCCTCATAAGTGATCGGGTAGGCGTGCACCTTGACGGTCCCGTCCTCACTGGTTGATTGAGCCATCACTGTGTCGCCAATGCGCACGAACGGCTCGCCGAACGGAATCGCGCCTTCGGCTTGCTTGGCCAGGCAAAACACACATGGCGCGGGACCTCTACAGATCCAGCGTTTGTACGCCTGCCCGGTCCAACCAGCCTGATCAAGGAACTGGCGGTCGGCCTGGTACTGGCTGATCGAGAATGCCCGGTTGGTTTCAGTCTTCGCAACGACCTTGGCACGCGTCTGGGAGATGTGGTGATACTCCTGCCGGATCGCCGAGACGAGTTGATCATGCTCAGCACCTTTGAGCGCGGCTTGGCGCACGCCCTTCAGTAACTCCTCGAAATCTGCATCCTTGTACTTCGTCCGCAGGGCTTCGGCGATGGCGGAATCACTCTTGCCGCCGGCCGCTGCCTCTTTGATCGATGCCTTGAGTTCGTCCGGTTTAACGTCCGGGTACTTCTTGGCAACAGCGGTGGCGATACGCGAGGTGTCTCCTTCAGTGACCTGCGTTTGCTTCACGGTGGCCCGTAGGTCTTCCACGATGGTGTTGAGATGCGACTCAGCGGCTTTGGTCGAAGCCGTGTCGACTGCGGAGCGGACCTCGGAATCAGTGCTAAATACCCCAGGCTTGCCGTACTGCTGCGAGCGCTGTGCCATTACTGACTTGGCCTGCAGTGGAACAACCAGGCTCAGAAACACCAATATGGCGTTGGCAAGCTGACGCTCCTGCTCCTCGCGGTCGTCGTCGGTGATCACTTCCGACGCTTCGTCGTAGACGTTCTTGGCTACCTTGTTGATCACCGCGAGGGCAACTTTTTCCTCAACCTGGTGGACGGCCGTGAGCAACGCTCCCTCTTGAGCCGCTAGCTGGCTGACATCGCTGACGGCGAGTTGGTTGCGGGATTGCTTTTCGGCCTTGGGCTTCGGTTCTTCTGCAGGTTCGGCCGGCTTCGCGTCCTTTGGCTTCGGCTCCTCGGGCTTGGCGGGCTCCACGGGCTGCACAGGCTGGTTCGTTGGCTTCCCCAGCTCCTCGAGCGTTGCTTCGCCGCTGGCGTACTTTGAGGCAATGCCTCGGTCGTAGCCCTGGTTAACGAGCTGGTTGTACAGCTGGAGGCCAAGCCCCCTGTTCTTGATGTCCTTGGCTTCCGCGTCGCGGTCGCTGCCAAGCGGGTTGTCGATGTACAGCCGGTACTTGGTCTTCTCGTACTCCTTCGGGTAGTAGCGCTTAAAGTCCTGATTCAGCGCCTCGATGATGAACGTCAACAGCGGGATACCAGCGTCAGTCGTCAGCTGATCGCGCATGACCTTTGATGTATCCCGGGTGACGCCGGATTGCTCGATGCCAAGGCTGGTTTTGCTTGTGGCGCTGACGGCTAGCAGATGTTCGAGGCTGACCTGGTTGACCTTGTCGAGTGCGGATTTATCGAGATCAATCTGGGTTGAGTCCCACTTCACAGCCCCGGCTCCGTTGGCGATGATCGGCTTGCCCTTGTCACTGCCCTGGATGCGGGATTTGAACAGTTCGAACATCTGGTTGTCCAAGATCACATCGGTCGAGTAAATGCCAGGCGAGTTGGCGTTGTTCGCCAGTGCATGCCGCGTGGAATCGCCAGCCTGCTTGAGCGTGAACTGGCTGTCCTTGCCAGCGTCCGACATGGCATAAGGGTCCTCGGGTTTGAACGGGTTCAGCCGCTTGATCGGAATGATCTGCTGAACCGGCCAGTCCCGGATGTAGCCACCCTCTAGGTACTCCCGGTATCCTCCAATCTCGATACGGCCCGTGGGGTTACGGATTATCCGCTCGACCTTGTACGGATTGAGCAGCTCAAAGTCCACGACGTCGCCGATTCGCTCGGGAGTGACGGTCCGTATCACGCCGACGTAGACCAAGCCCCTGAGGTCGATGTATGTCGCGGCATTGAACCAAAAGTCGTAATTGGAGAAGTTGAGTGATTCGTCGATCTTCGCCAGGTACGGATGCTGAACCGGCTCAGCCTTATTCTTCGCCAGCTCCATGATCTGCTTCGTGGCGTCAGTCCGGAGGTTCTCGAGCGCCAGTTGAGCCACGAGGTTCGCTCGCTTGTTGATGGCCGCAAACATGACGCCGGTGTATTTATCTTCTTCGCTCATGATCAGGCGGGACCAGTCCTGATACATCGGCCGGCCGCCGTCTCTTAGAAACTCGCGGCCGGTAAGAATGCCACGATCATCACTCAGAGAATTCTTGTGAGTCGGATCGAATAAATTGGCGATGCGAGTTCGAAGCTTCATTCTGGATAAATCATGCCATTATTTGCGCTAAAGTGCTATGCGGTTTTGATTATTCGCGGGATCGCCAACTAATTGGCTGCGTAAGCCCATGACGACAGCGTCAAATATGTCGGGGCTCAATGATCCTGTGCGTTTCTTCACTTCTTCTTTGCTTTCTACTGCTAGCTTCTTATCAGTCGTCTTGTGATTGTGCGCCATTGCCTCGCTTATCAGCTCGTTGCGATATGGGCAACCCTCATAAATCTTGATCTCCCCCCGTTCTAGACCCTGAGCGAAGAAGTAGATGACTTCACTTCGTAGTTTGTCGTACTTGTCCGAGGTCGGAGTGGCACCCGAAATGAACTCCTGAACCTTGAGCCCGCGGGAGCGCATCACATCGACAACGCCGCTTCCTAGGCCGACCGCGTCGATCTGTGTGTTGGCCGGCAGCACCGCATTCTGGGTTATGAACTGAATTAGCCATTGCGCCTGGACGTCGGTCTGCATCTGCTCGTCGTGATCCTTGACGATCTGGATATCAACAAGCGTCTTGCCGTACCAGAGGGCCACGACCGAGCGGTCCGTCCCGCTCCGGGCCACGTCGTAGCCGGTGTAGCGGATGGCGTTCCCATCAAGCGTGGGAGTGAGCGCAGCGTCGAAGTGCCTGTACTTGAAGAGACTGTCGATGTCGTCCTGGTAAGCCCAGTTGTTGTAGAGGTATCGCTCCCGCCACGGCTTCGGGTTCGTGAGCATGTCCCGGATGTCGGCCTCGGATTGCCACGAGTCCTCAAGCGTGAACTCGATGACCACTACACCCGGCGGGAGTTCACCGGCCTTCCAGGGGTCGTAATACTTCGGCTTCAGGTGAGTGTCGTTGGGATTCATCGTGATGATCGACAGCGACGGCTGGTCTTGTTCGTTGCGCCGGCCGCGTCGGGAGGTAGCTGTGACGAACATCGTCTGGTCCAGCTCGTCAGCTTCA